AATATTAAACGGATGGCCGCTTTTGGAGCCCAAAGGGGAATTTAAATTTCAAACGAACTTCTAGTTATTTACAGAATATGCCATTTGGAGACACTATAAATTGTATCTAGTCTCCAATTCCCAGAGTAAAAGCCCATCAGTTGTCTCCAATTGACCAAAGTCAATGGCTCCCCCCAAACGTTTTAAAGTACAAGCCAAAAATTATTTCATCACTTATCCACAGTGCTCACTCACTAAAGAGGAAGCACTTTCCCAAATTCAAGCCATCAACACACCCTCGAATAAAAAATACATCAAAATCTGCAGAGAGTTACACGAAGATGGGAGCCCTCATCTCCATGTGCTCATCCAGTTCGAGGGCAAATTCGTCTGCACGAATAACAGATTCTTCGACCTGGTATCCCCAACCAGATCAGCACATTTCCATCCGAACATTCAGGGAGCTAAATCAAGCTCAGATGTCAAGGCCTACATCGACAAGGACGGGGACACTCTCGAGTGGGGAGAGTTTCAGATCGATGGAAGATCAGCAAGAGGAGGACAGCAGACAGCCAACGACGCTTACGCCGAAGCACTTAACGCAGGAAGTAAATCAGAGGCTCTTAGAGTCATTAAGGAACTAGCTCCTAAAGATTTTGTACTACAATTTCATAATTTAAATGCAAATCTAGACAGAATCTTTCAGGAGCCACCGGCTCCCTATATTTCTCCTTTTTCTCCTTCTTCTTTCGATCAAGTTCCAGAAGAACTTGAAGTTTGGGCCATCGATAACGTTGTCGATCCCGCTGCGCGGCCCCTTAGACCTCGGAGTATAGTAATTGAAGGAGATAGTCGAACGGGAAAGACGATGTGGGCTAGATCACTGGGACCACATAACTATTTGTGCGGACATCTGGATCTGAGTCCCAAGGTCTACAGTAACGACGCCTGGTATAACGTCATTGATGACGTCGACCCGCATTTCCTCAAACACTTTAAAGAGTTCATGGGGGCCCAAAGGGACTGGCAATCCAACACAAAGTACGGGAAGCCAGTTCAAATTAAAGGCGGGATACCAACAATCTTCCTCTGCAATCCTGGTCCCAACAGCAGTTATAAAGAATTCCTAGACGAGGAAAAGAACACCGCACTAAAAAACTGGGCAGTAAAGAATGCGATCTTCATCACTCTCGAAGGACCCCTGTACTCAGGTACCAATCAAAGTACAGCACAGGGAAGCGAAGAGACGCAACAGGAGGAGGAGAGTAGATCTTGAATGCGGGTGTTCTTATTATCTGTCAATCAACTGCCACAACCATGGATTCACGCACAGGGGAACCCATCACTGCAGCTCAAGCAGGGAATGGCGCATATATCTGGGAGGTTCCAAATCCCCTCTATTTCAAGATCATCAGCCACGTCAACCGTCCATTCACGACGAATATGGATATACTCACGATCAGGATCCAGTTCAACTACAACACTCGGAAAGCTCTGGGACTGCACAAGTGTTTTCTAACCTTCCGAATCTGGACGACCTTACACCCTCAGACTGGTCTTTTTTTAAGGGTATTCAAAACCCAAGTCCTCAAATATCTGAACAATCTCGGTGTAATTTCAATTAATTTAGTTATTAAAGCTGTAGAACATGTATTGTACAATGTAATCCAACAAACTATGTATGTAGATCAATATTCAGAAATAAAATTCAAACTTTATTAATATCAATTCGTTACAGAGTCATAAAAATATATCCTAATCTTCAACGTAGCATAAACAGGGTTGCTAGCGTGAGTACAAGCCATATAAAGCATTAACGCATTTTCCGTATGATTCTCGTATTTCCCTGCTTCCTGTTGATTGTAAACAACATAATTGTTAACTCTGACAAACTTCTTGACCAAAGCTTGTTCCTTACTAGCATATTGACCACCCGTAACGGTTGCATGCCATTTCCTCAACACCTGGTAACGGTCCCTATGACTATTCTTCACAGTTGCTGTACTGGGTTCGTTGTCAAACATATTGAATACCTCACCAAAATCCTGAGGTTTGTCAACAGGACGTCGATCGCGGACTAAAAAGAACATCACCGAATTCGTATGATTCTTGGTCTTAATATTTTCATCCATCCATATCTTACCTAAAACATAAACTGACTTGACACAAAAACGTTTACCAATACGATGGGTCAAACCGACACCACGAGTAACATCAGAAATACACATTACCTTACCAATATGAACAACATCATGTCTGGACTCAAAAGATTGTACCTTACATGGGCCTTCACAACCCCTTGGAACATCCGGACTTCTGTACATCCGATACATTCTGGGCTTCCTGTTCATAGGCCTGTTTGTCCATGCCTGTTGTTTTGTGACGCGGACAATGGGGGCAGCAACACGGTTGGTGTATGGGCTGCCGAAGTTCAGACGCCGACGTACTTTCGACGCGGGCGTAGAAATGACGATATCTGCAGCTCGCTTCGACATAATTACGGGAACGTAGAATACAGATTAAATCCCGTATTAACTCGTAACCTAGGGTATCCGGTGAATAATCCTGCGATAAAAGTTGCAGATATTTCACAGAAAGCATACACCGAAACCCGTGCACCGTATCAGGAAATTCGTTTAACAATGGATCCCACATGTTTGAATTTGAAAACTTAGTGCGCAAGTACTTATAGTGGGCGGGAGCGTTATTTAGCTTTGAGGGAGCAATCTCATAACTCGGGGGCCCACATAAAAAATCGCGCGGCCATCCGGT